ATTGGTCTTGAAGATCGTAAACAACATTATGCACATGCTCTTGAAATTTTTGGCTAATGAAAAAACCTATAGATAATGTTGCCTTTGACGCTGTTAATCACCTAGCCAAAAATCTTAATACTACTGTTTTTGAGCTAGGTGATCATACTGTTGATGGTAAAACTTTTCGAAACTTAGTATTAAATTATGCACTACACATGAAGGATAGAGGTATTACCAAATCCTCATGTGTAGGTTTATACTTTACTGACGTTATCCTTTCAACTGCTTTCACACTAGCTGTTTGTTTAATTGGTTGTCGTTGGATTCAACTATCAGTAGATCTATCGAAGAATCCAAATGTTGATGTTACTCACATCATACACGGTTCTGATCTTGATATCCAAGCAAGCGTCCCCATTTATAAGTGGGGTAAAGACTGGCAAGATAAGCCGAAGAACACTGATTTAAAATTTGATCCTAATAGATCAACGAGTGATATTTGGATGATCGCTCAGTCTTCTGGTACAACTGGTAATGCCAAAAACATTAACATAAGTTATAAGAACTATTGGCATAGAGCTAACGATAACAACTCTAGATTGCTTGCTGGTGTTAAGAAAGCATGTTGCCTTTACTCGGCGTTAAAGTCTAGCACACAGTACAGATTGATTGCTTATATACTAAGAAACATTCCTATCGTTGAGAATCTCAGGTATGAGAATCTACACAAGTACGATGGTCTCTTGATCACTGCTTCTCTTGGACAGATTATGCATTTCCTTAAAGGTAAACATACAGATACACCATTCAATGTAATAGTTGATATTACTGGTGCAGCTGCTTCCAAGTCTGATGTAGAAAAGCTACTCAAGCACTTTAAAACAGTTAGGCTTTGTTATGGTGCAACAGAAACAACTCGCACGTGCATGAAAGTTATTACACATATCGATCAATATAATGGTTCTGCTGGTAAACCATTTAAAGATGTTAAGATAAGAATTGTTGATGATATGATTCAAATTAAATGTCCAAGAAACGTAACTGACGATTGGTTTATTTCTGGCGATCTTGGTTACATGAAAGACAACGAGCTGTATATTACAGGGCGTAAGAACGAGCAGATCAACATCGGCGGTATTAAGATTGATCCAAATACAATCGACTTATTCATTAAATCAATAGAAGGCGTAGAAGACTGCTTGGTGTTCCAGAATACTAATTTGGAACTTAGAGAACAGCTTTCTGTTCTTGTCGTCGGCAATCCTAAAGATATATTCGAACCTTGTATCGAAAACGTTGGAATATCCAAGACACCTAAGAATGTTTACTTGGTTAACTCACTACCAATGAATAGAAACGGCAAAGCTGTTCGTAAAGATGCAATAAAAGCAATAGAAAATATCGAACCGATCAAGTATCAATTTTCTTGACATTTTCGACAAAGTATAGTATTATTAAACATTACTAGAGGAGTAATGATGAAGTTTTACACAAATGTCTATCAGCGTGGAGATAAGATCTATGTTCGTGGTTATGAAAATGGACAAGCTGTAAACTTTATCGAGAAGTATAAGCCATATCTTTTTCTTCCAAAAAAAGATGGTTTCTATCGCACACTCGACGGTAAACCTGTTGACAAGATGCATTTTGATTCTATCTATGAAGCAAAAGATTTTGTTGACAAGTACAAGGACGTAGTCAATTTCGATTATTATGGTCTTACTAATTTTCCATATGTCTTCATCTATGATTATTACAGTGGAGAAATTGACTACGATCCTTCCGTTGTTTCTGTAGTAACGATCGACATTGAGTGTGCTGCTGACGAAGGTTTCCCTGACATTCAGAAAGCGGACAAAGAAGTTACAGCCATCACTCTACGCAAGAACGGTAAGAACGTTGTGTTTGGGTGTGGCGAATTTGTAACTGATGACGAGAAAACAGTTTACGTTCGTTGTAAGAACGAATATGAATTGCTCGATAAGTTCATCAAAGTATGGAATCATGCAAGCTGGAAGCCAGACATTGTTACTGGCTGGAACATTGAGTTCTTCGACATTCCTTATCTCGTCAACAGAATTAAGTTGATGCTTGGTGATGCTGAAGCTAAGAAGCTATCGCCTTGGGGTATTCTCGACGAGAAGGAAGTTGAGTTCAAAGGTAAGAAGAACCAAACCTTCACTCCTGTCGGTATCGGTGTGTTGGATTACTATCAGCTCTATCGCAAGTTTACCTTCGGCAATCAGGAAAGCTACAAGCTAGATTATATTTCGCAAATCGAGCTTGGCGAAAAGAAGATTGATTATTCTGAGCACGGTTCTTTGCTTGAATTGTATAAGAACAACTTTCAAAAGTTTATCGAGTATAACATCCACGACTGTGTTCTTGTTGAGAAGCTTGACGAAAAGCTAAAGTTTATTGAGCAAGTAATGGCGCTTGCTTATGATGCGAAGGTTAACTATCACGACACTATGACGACTGTTCGTTCTTGGGATGTTATCATTCACAACTATCTTCTTGATCGCCGCATCGTCATTCCTCAGTTTACTGCTTCGAAAGAACAGTTTGAGTTGGTCGGTGGTTACGTCAAGGAACCGAAGATTGGTCTCAGCAAGTGGGTTGTTTCTTTTGACTTGAACAGCCTGTATCCGCATCTTATCATGCAGTACAACATCAGCCCTGAAACAAGATTTTTGTGGCGTCCTAATAATTTTCCTTCAATTGATAAAATTATTAATAAAGTTGATCTATTTAAAAATAGTGACTACATGAGTGGTATGGAAAATTGTGCTGTTGCTGCTAATGGATGTTTATATCTCAAAGAGAAACAAGGGTTCCTTCCTGCTTTGATGGAGAAGATGTATAACGATCGTGTTGAGTATAAACAGAAGATGATCGAGGCGAAGAAGCGTTACGAGCAGACGCATGCGCGAGAGGATGAAATGCTAATCGCTCGTTATCATAATATGCAGATGGCTAAGAAAATTCAGCTTAACTCAGCTTACGGCGCTCTTGGTAATCGTTACTTCCGTTGGTTCAGCTTCAATAATGCAGAAGCCATCACGATGTCTGGTCAGTTGTCTATTCGTTGGATCGAAAAGAAAATGAATGCATACATGAACAAAATCTGTAAGACAACTAATGTTGATTACGTTATTGCTTCTGATACTGATTCGATCTATGTTACGTTTGAGAAGTTGATTCCTGAAGGTAGCGACGAACTTGAAGCTGTCAAGTTGATCGATCAGTTTTGCGAAACTAAGATACAGTCATATATTGATTCGTGTTATCAAGAGCTAGCTGGTATGATGAATGCTTATCAACAGAAGATGCAGATGAAGCGTGAGACTATCGCGAACAAGGGTATCTGGCGTGGTAAGAAGATGTATATCCTCAATGCTTGGAACGTTGAGGGTGTGCAGTATGATTCACCAAAGCTAAAGATTCAAGGCATCGAAGCTGTTCGTTCTTCTACTCCGCATGCATGTCGCGAGAATATTAAGAAAGCACTTAGTATTATCATGAACGGAACTGAGGAAAATCTAAAGAAGTTTGTTGGCGACTTCCGCAACAAGTTTATGGAGTTACCGTTCGAAGATGTTGCATTCCCACGTGGTGTGAAGCATCTTGCTAAATATTCTGGTAAGAGAGAGTTGTATACTAAGGGTACTCCCATCCATGTTAAGGGTGCGCTGCTTTTTAATATGATGTTGAAACAGAAAAACATTAAAACTATTCCACCAATTCAGGATGGCGACAAAATTAAGTTTGCTTATCTCAAGGAACCTAATCCTATTGGTGATACTGTTATTGCAACACCTGATGAGCTACCTAAAGAATTTAAACTTGATAAGTATATCGATCGCGAAACACAATTTAATAAAAGTTTCGTAGAGCCTCTACGCTCGATCACAGACGTTATTGATTGGGAAGTAGAACATAGATCAACGTTGGAGGATTTCTTTGCGTAAAAAGAAAAACAAAGACAAAAAGAAAAAAAGATTTACACGTAACGATTTAGATAAAATGTCTTTTGAAAAAAGAGAAAAGATAAGAACACAGTTGAGGAAAGAAGCCGTTTATACTAGAAGTTTCAAAACACCTCAATCATTTGGTGCTGCTAGTAAATGTGTTTCATTGTCGCTAGAAGAATATATAAATCGTGGTGGTGATATAAACATTATCGGAGATAGAAATGGTAAATAATACGGATGACGATTTTGGTTTCAGTCTTGTTTCAGAACAAGAGTTGAAGAAGCACGAAGAATATCTTAAGAAGAAGGTCGAAGAACAGTCAAAGGTTGTTGTTCAAACAGCAAACGATCTTACCGACAAGCTACATGGTCTCAGAAGTATGATCATGCCTCTTCTTAACAATTTAGCCAAGGACCCAGACAAGGAATATATCCTATGGCCAGATCGTGCTGATAAGATCAAAGCGTTCATTAAGAAAATTGACGACTACGTAATGTCAGAATGATAAACTATCTAGCATTGCTAGTGGCGCTGGCAGTCTCAGGAGTGTCAGCTTATTATTCGATATTGGGTCTCACAACTATTTTCGCATCTGCATTCTATCCTATCATTGTGATGGGTGCTGCATTAGAACTGGGTAAACTGGTATCAGCTTCATGGCTGTACCGTAATTGGAAATCGAGTCCATTATTTCTTAAATCATATTTGACATTCGCTGTTATTGTATTGATGTTTATATCAAGTATGGGTATCTTTGGTTTCCTATCAAAAGCACATATAGATCAATCGTTAAATATCAACACTGGATCTGCAGATCAAATTGAAATAATTCAATCTAAAATTCAATTTGAAAAAGAATCAATTTCTGATTTGGATAAACAAATAGCTCAAATTGACGCTGCTCTTTCAAAAATGACTGACAGGGGACAAGCAGCAAGTTCGTTGCAAGCCGCTGACAAACAAAGAAAAACAAGAAACGATCTTGTTAGAAAGAAAGACGAACATGTCAAAAATATATCCACATATACAGAGCAGCGAATCAGACTTAGCGCAGAAGTCAAAAAACTCGAAGCAGAAGTCGGACCTCTTCGATACATCTCTGAAATCATATATGACGTACACAGTACTGATAACCTTGAAAAGAGTGTTAGGATGGTCATTCTTCTTCTTGTCAGTGTTTTTGATCCTCTTGCTGTGGTTCTCTTGATTGCAGCGAACCATGGTCTAACACAAAAAAAGAACTTTACTTTTATCAAAGAACCGAGTATACTTAGAATAGATGATGAATTATTAGGAGAACATAATGTCGTTGAAAGATAAACTGATTAAGAACTCGACCATTGATCTTACCGCTACTCTTGAAGATAGTAAGATCTTTACAAAGAAGGATATGATTCCTACATCCGTTCCAATGATTAACGTTGCATTGTCTGGATCGGTTGACGGTGGTCTTACTCCTGGTCTCACTATGTTGGCTGGTCCGTCGAAGCACTTCAAGACTGGCTTCGCTCTTCTCCTTGCTTCTTCTTTCCTCAAGAAGTATTCTGATGGTGTAGTTCTGTTCTATGATTCTGAGTTTGGTACGCCACAGTCATACTTCCAAACATTTAAGATTCCTCTTGACTCAGTTGTTCACACACCGATTACTGATGTTGAGCAGTTGAAGTTCGACATCATGGCTCAGCTGAAAGAAATTACACGTGAAGATCGTGTGATGATTATCATTGACTCTATCGGTAACCTTGCTTCTAAG